GCTGAAATTTGGTTAATTGCTGTAATCAATGTTTGGTTCCAGTCTTTTTGAGTGTAAGGAACAGCAGAAGAACCTAATCTCTTCCAACCGTTGTAATCCCATCTCAAGTTCCAAGCTGCACCTTTTCTAAGGTCTCTTAAGATTTCTCTATCGATTTCAGCAGCAACTTGCTCAGATAATAAAGCTGTTAATTCAGCTTCAGCATCGATGTTATGGAATGCTGCAACGTCTTGTGCCATTTCTGGAGACCATTGAGCTCTTAATTTTCTTTCAGTTACAGAAACTGTTACTGACATAAGGTCAAACGAAACTTCACCAATCTTATCTTCGAATTCTAAGTTCTTATAGATTCTATAAGTAGCTGTGAATGCATTGTTAATAGCCGTTGAAGAAGAGAATGTTGAACCTGTGTAACCGTCCATTGAACCACCACAAGTGATACAAACTGGTACTTGTAAATCAACCTCTAAGTAGATTTTACCTTGAGCATCACATAAGTTGTCATATTGACCACCGTCTGTTTTAGATGCTGGGAAAGTTAATGTAGCGTTGTTGTTACCATACTGAACAATACCTTTACCATATCTTTGAGTTACAACTCTGAATAAATAAGGATTAGTTACATTTGCTGCAGTATATACGTTAGTATTAACACCATAAATTGTTAAATCTGAAAGGAAAGATTCGTTATCCATTGGTTGACCATCAGGGCCGATTAATTTACCAGCTCCATCAGATGCGAAACCTGACATAACAACTAATACTTTTCTATAGTTACCTGTAGTGTAAGCAGAAGCTACTAATTGGTCAGCTAACCATGCAACAGTAGCAACTGGTGCTGTGATAGCTGAATATTGTCCTTTAGAATAGTCAAATAAACCTGGAGGGTCTAATGCTGGTTCGTTACCTTCGTAGAATCTATCATAAAGGTCTTTAGTGTTGTTGTAGTCATAACCACTGTTTGGAGTTTGGTCATCGTTAGCATTAGGTGCTCCGTAAGGTGCGAAATGCTCTCCTGTGTTTGCCAAATTCAAAGGGTCTTGATATGACTGAATGTTAGGTACAAAGTAGAATAATTTACCGATTGGTAAGTTCATTGCTTGTACAGAAACGATGTCGTTTGCTAATAATTTAGAGAAAACTCTTCTAACGATAGGGAAAACAACTGTTTCAAATGCACCTGTATCAGATGTAGATGATGCTTCATTGATTAAAAATGATGCTTGGTTTTCGTAAAGTTGAGCTACGTTCTCTCTCATGTGACCTTTAAGACCTTCTAAAAAGCCTAATTTGTCCCATTTGTTGATTGTGTCTTCTTTGATAACTTTAAGGTGCTTAAGACCGATGTTACCAACAAGACCTGATTCTAATAATGCTCCCATTTTTAGTATTTTTTTGTTTTTATTTATTTTATTTTTTACCCTAATTTACCCATTAAATCTTTCATTCTTAAGAATTGAGGATTTTCATAAGTTTTTGATTCAATTAGAGTTGATGAAGAACCTGTAGAAACTTGTTTGTTTAATTTTGTTTCAACTGATTCATTCATTGGTTTTGAATCAACTTTAGATAATTCACCTTTAATTGATTGATAAAGATTTTTAGATTCTTTCAAAGTTTCAACATCGTCAAATCTTCTTAAAATATTAATCTTTTCTTTCTTAGTTGTTGAATGTTCAGTAAACAATCTTGTAGCATAAGCTAAGTTAGAATTGAAAATAGCAACTTCATTAAGTTTTTCTCTGAAAACATTTAATGCTTTTCTATATTCTTCATTCTTTTCTCTTAACATACTAACTTCAGAATTAACTGATTCATTTTTGATTGCTGTGTTAAATTTAGAATGAGCTCTTTGTTTTGGTAAACCGCCCTTTCTAAAATCAGAACCCATACCTAGTGTTCTAGCAGCTTCTTTAGTTTCTTCCTTATCGGAAACTTTCTTTTTTAAAGTGTTAACTTTTTTAGTTACATCACCTTCTTTTGTTTCTGCCTTTACAACTTTAGATTTACCTTCCATGTTAGCTCCCTTCTTGTAGTCGAATTTAGCTTTACCAGTACCCATTGTTTTAGGACCTTCTTTTTTGTCCTCTTTAAATCCACCAGAAGCTTTTGACTTGTAAGTGAATTTAGGGCCTGAACCAATTCCAACACCTTTAGGTTTAACTGTAGATTTTGCTTCTCTAACAGTTCTTCTTGGGTTATAAGATTCGTCCAAATCGTCCATTTCTTCTTGTTCGTCCATTTCGTCTTGTTCGTCAAGGTCAGACTCTTCGTCCATTTCTTCCTCTTCGTCCATTTCGTCCAAATCGTCCATTTCTTCTTATTCGTCCATTTCGTCTTGTTCGTCAAACTCAATTTCGTACATAATTTCTTCTTCGTCATCAACTTCAAATTCATCATCAG